AGAGATCCAAATGCTATTGATCAAGACCTTGCAGATTCTGGTGTGACTGGTACTGCTATGGAACCACCAAAGAGCATAGTCGAGGGATCTAAAGAAACTCTTGATGCCAAGAAGGTAATAACTAATGATATATCTAAACCAGCTAAATCATCTGATACCACTGGTGGTGAGGGTGCTGGAACTCCTAGTGTAATTCCAATTCCTGCTGGATCTGAAAGACAAAACAAAAATGCACCCATTCAAAGAGTGAGAAACAAACAAGAAAACAAAGTTCCTATGCTCCCTGCTTTCAGAATTGGTGATATACACACTCAAAATGCAAGATCAGTATTTAATATCGTGGATGCAATATAATGAATAAATCTTCAATTCTACAAGTAAAAAGTCAGTTAACCAGATCAATTGGCAACTCTCAGGATTCCATAAGTAGGTTTGCTCAATTCATGGGAAAGAGTGGCAAAAGTATTGATGGTAGAACTCCTAGTCAGGCCACCATGAATAAGGCTAGGAAGTTTGCACGAAATTTCACCTCTGGTGGCGGTGGAAAACTTAATAAACTATTATTAGGTAGTGCTATTATACTACCATTCGTATTGGGAAGTGCATTGAAAGCAAAACAAGTCAATGCTAATGAAATCCTCAATAATGAGTATGGTGGTGACGAAGACTTGATGAAGAAAGATTTAGATGAAGAAAGAAGTCAACTAGGAAAGAAACAAGATGAACTGAATAAAACTATAGATGGGAAAGAAGATGCCTTAAGAGATAGTAAGTCACAGGTAAATCAAGCTAAACCAAAAGAGGAGAACCTTGAGGGGGGTGATAGTGATAAGGAACTTACCACTCAAGAGAAGGGTGATATCGCTTTGTTGAAAAGAAATAAAGAAGAACTAAACTTAGATGTATATGGAGATGCGGTGAAGAGATTTAAGTTTTTAGTTGATAAAGGATACTTGTTTGGCCAAACAGAGACTATTGCTGCACTAAAGAAATTTGTAAAAAACACTTACAAAATAACCACAGAGGTTGTCAATAAGGTATCTGAGTTTGTTAATAACTCACAACTTGCCGAGTCATTGAGGACGACGATTGGAAGTGAGAAAGGTGATGGATACATAGGACCTAAGTGGATGGGTATAAAGAATCCTTTTCATCAAAAAAGTGAGGATGAAGTAAAAGAGAAGGTTTTACCAGTCCGTGTTACCAAAGCTCAACCAGTGCAAACCATGACTGGCAATGTTGTACAACCCATAAACTATTCACTTCCAGCAGATGTTGCAGCAGATGAGGAGTTCATGGCTGGTATTAATATGTTATCAGAGAAATATAATATGCCACCTGAGAATTTTCTTGCTGTTATGGATTTTGAAACAGGAGGAACATTCGATCCAGCACAGAAAAATATCTATGGATCTGGTGCTACTGGTTTGATACAGTTCTTACCTTCAACAGCAGAATCTTTGGGAACTACCACTGGGGAATTAGCTGGAATGTCTAGAGCAGAACAGATAAAATATATTGACGAGTATCTTGAAACAAATCTAGCTGGACGTTTGGATGGAAAACAGGGTGACTTATCTGATCTTTACATGAGTATATTATTTCCTAGAGCAGTTGGTAAGTCAGATGACTTTGTTCTCTTCGGTGAGGGTGCCAGTGAAGAAAAATTTATAGGAAGATATGAGGCTAACAAAGGTTTAGATCTTAATAATGATGGTAGTATAACCAAGAAAGAAGCTGCATCAAAGATTATGATGAAAAAGGAAAGTAAGACTGATGTGTCATCTATTGAAACTCCCAAGAGAGGTGTTGAGATTCCAAGTGAATATATGTCTTATGATGATCCTTCTGGTAACGGAGATGGAGGTGCCCCAGTGCAAGTAATTGTTCCAGTGCCACCAAACTCCGCAGCTGCAAATCCTGTAATGTCACAACATTCCGTAGAACAAGACTCCCCATTGATCATTGCGACAGATCCAGGCGCAGTCGCCTCTTTATTACAACTCCATAGTTTAGGTGCTAGTTAATGTCTTCACTCCAAAAGACTCATTTTAAAAAAATACTAATAACTCCTCGATCTAAAATATCTGCATTGAGTACAATAGATAAGGCGGTAGAAAGTCTTGATATTACTCCAGCGGTAGTTTCATTTGATTACTACGAGGATATTCTATCTGCAGCTATAACTGTAGATTTAAAAATATCTAACACCTCTGCATTGTATAGTCTAGTTCCAATTAGAGGCGGAGAAAGAGTTGATCTTGTTATTGGAACTGCTTATGGTGATATAACTTTTGGTGAGGAAGATAAAAATGAACTATATGTTCTTGGTATCGAAGGACTAACTCAAAATGAGGGACAGGAAATATTTACACTTAAACTTTGTACTCTAGGTAATCTGACCAACGAAACAGCGAGATGTCAAGTAAGATTTCCAAAGAGACCAATAAGTTCACATATAAGAACTATATTAGAACAGGTGATGGAGATAAAGCCAGAGAGAATAGCTTTAATTGAGGACTCAACCACTTCTTATGGATTCATAGGTAATAACAGAAAACCATTTTATACTTGTACTTGGTTGTGCCCTAAAGCAATACCAAGCACAGAGGGTGTAAAGGGAGACGCTGGTAATGAAGCGAAAGGAACTGCTGGATTTTGTTTCTATGAAAATTATGATGGATATAATTTCAGATCTGTTGATAGAATGGTTGATGCAACTCAAGTTGAATATCCAGATGATACAACAATAGATAAATTGGCCTCAGAGTATGGAGTAGAAACATATACATTTTCATCAGTTATTAGTACAGATCAGAGTGATAACGCAAAACAAATAATTCATGCTTTTACAGATAAGACTACTAATCTTCAGAAAAATTTAAGGGTCGGATTATACTCCAACTTGACTTATTTTTATAATCCGTTAGACTGGAAAGTGAAAGCCATACAATACAATCTTAAAAAAGAGATAGATGAAGCTAATGTGAAAACTGCTGGTGACTCAGTTACAATCCCAGAGGGGGATGTCACGAAATATGCCTCAAGGTTATTGGTAAGAGTAGGAGATAGTGGAATGTGGGATAAAATAGAAGGAGAGTTTAGAAACACTAGTGAAGAAGAGTCAGAGGGATCTGGAAGAACTCCTAGTGATATGGCTAAATCATTCTCTAGATATTCCTTGCTGTTCCAACAGAGCCTAAATATAGTTATACCATGTAACATAAATTTGAGAGTCGGAAAACCAATCAGGCTCATTTTTCCACAGACAGGACCTAACGAATCCGAAGGATCTTCATATAAACGTGCAGATCAGAATATCAGTGGATTTTATTTAATTCGTAGTTTGAGACATCATTTCAATCTTAACGAGGGACAAAACATCACATCTTTAAATCTCATACGAGATTCATATGGAATACAATAGGAGAAACTTATGAAAAGTATAGAAGACCACATAAAAAAAGACCAAGAGATCATTGATGATCCAATGGCAAACCCTGCAGCACGCAGACATGCAAAAGAAGAACTGCATGACTTAGAAGAGTATGCAGAACATCATAAGGAAGAGATCAAAGCGGGAGATCATCATGACCCCAACGCTTTGGAAATATTCTGTGACTTACATCCAGACGAACCAGAATGCTTGGTTTATGACGACTAATGTTAGACAGCGCTCTTTTACAGACCAACTTTGTTGGCCGAGACGGATTTGTCTGGTGGATTGGCATGGTTGCCCCTCCAGAACACTGGAGAGATGAATCTACTGATATAAGAGAGGGTTGGTCATTTAGATGTAAAGTAAGAATAATTGGGTATCATCCTTTTGAGGAGGCAGTATTGCCTAGCAGTGATTTACCTTGGGCTCATGTCTTGGTGGATGCCTCAAAGGGTGCTGGTCAAGGATGTTTGGGTGAAAGTTCAAGTATGGTTGGTGGAGAGACTGTCTTTGGTTTCTTCATGGATGGTGAGGAAGCACAACAACCAGTCATCTTTGGTGCTTTACCTAGGTCGATAAACTCTAAAGGACCTGAGAACGTAGTATTAGACACTGATGCAGAGAGTGGAGCATTTGGTGTTCAAAGTGGAAAAATATTTCCTAATCAAGCAACTAATCAAGAATCTATAAAGGAACAAACTGCTGGAACTCCTAGTGATAATGCTGACAACAAACATGGTGAAATAGAAGAAGAGGGTGCTGGTAAAGAAGGTGGTTTAACTGAAGATGCAGCAACCATAGCTTTTAGTAACACGCAGTTAGGACCTCATTCTATGAGTGATGGTTGTAAAGATGATGCACTGGGAGAGATAGCAAATGCAATAGGAAGTTTTTTAACAACAGTAAACTCATTAACAGAATTTGCAGAAGTTTATATTGATGCTGCTCAAAATCTCATAGGAGATATAAAGCAGATGGTGAATAAAGTCTCTAAGATTATTAGTGGCGCAATGAAGGCAATAATTAATAAGATTAGAAAAAAAGTAATGAAACTTCTGTCGAAGGTATTCAAAAAATTACAAGCATTAATTATACCAGAACCTCAGAAACCTTTTGTATCCAAAGCTTTAGAAAAAATTATAGATATTATTTTTTGTTTGTTTAATACCAGTTGGGAAGACTTGTTGGGAACGATAAAGGATATGTTATTAGGTATGGTAGGTAAGGCAATAAACCCTACAGTATGTGCCATAGAACAAATGGTTGGTAATCTTTTAGCGAGTATTCATGATGGTATAAAGAAAGCACTTAAACCAGTATTAGATGGATTAGATTGGTTGACTGGTGCTTTGGGTAGTGTTGCTGGTCTCTTGGGTAAAGTTAGTAGTTATGTTGATATGTTATTATCATTCCTTGATTGTACTAATTTGACATGTAAGGAGTATGAAGATTGGACACAGGGCATGGGTCTAAACCTAAAACCAGCTGTTAAGATGAAAACAGTACTAGAAGATACAGAGATATTCCAGAAAATAGACGAACTCTCTGATGATGCTGGTTTCTCTGGAGATGTAGCTTCTGGTCTAGGAGTTTATGATGCTAGAGCAAAATTCTCTCTACTCAGTATGTTGGGTGGAGGATTACCAGAATTCTTTGATTGCAATAATAGAACTCAAAATCCTCAGACTCAAGATGATTTAGGACCAGGCGTTCCACCAGGCTTTATATGGAGTGAATGTATTCCTCCACAAGTACAAGTTTATGGTGATGGAACAAAAACTGCAATATTACTACCTATTGTATCATCAATAGATGGTAGTATATTGACATTGGAAATTCTTGAACCAGGCAGAAACTATACAGCACCTCCATTTATCACTATAGTAGATAAGACTCGTAATGGTGGAGGTGCGAAAGCTGAAGCAATATTAGATGAGAATGGATCTATTGTTGATATCTTCATGTTACAGACTGGAAGTGGATATTGCACATCAACTAATGTAATTCCTCCAAAGTATCCTGTAACAGAATCTCCAGACGAAGAAGCACCATTCATTACATTTACCACTCCATCCGATAATGCAGTTGGTGTTGAGACTTCTGTTTCTCTTTCAATCACATTCAATGAACCAATAGTGAAAGGAGAGGGTGAGGTTGTTATAACAGAGTCAACAAGCAATGTTGTACATGAAAGAATAAATGTAAAAGATAATAGAATAACATTCTTGTCTGATAGAATCATACAAGTTGATCCAAAGAGTAATTTAAGATCTAACACAGAATATCATATATCAATGTCTGAGGGATCGTTCAAAGACCTTGCAGATAATGCTTTTGCTGGTATGGCAAGAACAGATACTTATAACTTTACTACTAGAGGAGTGTCTGGAATAGGTAGTGAAGCCGTTGGTATTGTCACGAGTTTGATTCCTTACAGACCTGGCATAGGATATACTTCTGGAGATAGGGGTGTGGTTGGAACTTGTGAATTTGGTTTAGTTCTCACTCCAGCTGGATCTATTGTTGGAATCAATAATATAAATTGTCAAGACAAACATAAAATTGTGCCTCCAGTTACAATACTCACAAAAACTGGAAGGGGAGCGGGTTTAATTCCAATTATGTCTTATAGTCCTGACTTTGTTGCGGATAGTGGTGCAGCACCTACCACAGATGGTGGATTTGGTGGTGGAGTAACAGTTCCCGATGGTGCTAGAGCGGGTGGTAATTTATATGTCAAAGTTGTAGATTGCGTGTATAGTATAGGAAAGACACAAGTTGGTTGGGTCAATGGCAATCCTTACTACGGTGATTTCCATGTTCATCCATCAACAGGCGTGAAAATGGTAGGTCCTACTCATACAAATATACCTCATGCTACGATATATAACACAAGAGAAGAAAGTTTGGGCCAGCCTGCTCCAGTGACTTATACACAATCAACCACCACTACACCATCAACCCCTCAGACAGATGTTTCCAGCACCACAGTAC